ACTCAATAACTTTTCAAGACGTTGAAGACACCAGTTTCTTATTCGCAGAGTTAGGACGATAAACCAGTGGCGTGCTAAAGATATTCGTCAGGCACTGAAATTACCCGCCAAGTAATAATAAGTTTTAGGGAGTAAACTGTCTTAACAAGGCTATAAAATAGCCTACCTTGCCATGTAGTAATACTGTATTATCTAAGTATAGTACAGAACTACATGGTTTAATTTGATTATTAATCAATAAAATTATATATTATGATAGCAGTAGTGAAGTGCTATAAGCACAACGTAAAACCATTAGTAATAGAAGTATTTGAAGGTCATGATGAACAAACACAAAAAGATGCTTTTGAATTAGCAGCTATCCTAAGTAGAAAGAATAAGTGTGAGTATAAAGTACTCATTGATCTTTCTTGCGTTGCAGT